GATGGTGAGAGTGGCGGCATCTACGATGATGATAGACAGCATGTAGAGGAACGTTACCACGCCAGCGAGGAAGGCGTACCAGACGGCCAGTGAGAGGGCTTCGGTGCGGTTCATGAAAACCTCGGGGTGCAGGGGTAGCGGAAACCCTGGGCTTTAGCCCTGGGAGGAGCGTACCCCGCTGTTAGTTCTTTCGTCCAATAATCGGTTAATAATATCATCATAACTTTCTCCTTTCTTGCCAATTTCCTTAAGGCGTTCTCTTGTAGCCGTTCTCAGTTGAATTACCGTGATGTCCTTTTTTAGCATAAGTCTTATATAGTAGCTATGTACTATATATAGATTACTCAAGAGCTACATCAAGCTCCGTCTATCCACCTCGCGAGAGGTTCAGGCACTCCGATATACCGGAGAAATACGGCTTCAAGCGATAGGCGTTCTGAGTGCAAAATGCTTCGGAGGGCATGGTAGGAGCAATCCTTGGCCTGAGTGTGTGGCATGTGACGGCACTTTCCGGAGTAGGTCGCCAGGACTGTCCTTGCAAAAGGCGTCCTGTGAGGATACGCCAATCCAAAGTCAACCGGCCAAATGTAGCGAGGGAACATCTTACCTCAGTTACAAGCCCACGACTTCAGTCGTGGGTAGTTGACGTCACATATCCCCGCGCATCCAGATCGGCGGTGGCCTGATCATTCCTGATGAGCCACTGAAGCTCTTGAACCCGCATGCTTGCCAGATCAGAACGGAGCTGTGCATCTGCTTTCTCGACGCGCACGGCCTCAACTGCTTCCAGCTCTCCCTTACATCCTTCCTTGAGCTGGGCATCGCGAGTCTCGGCGTTCTTGCCTATGATCGCGCCGCTCAGGAGGAGTGCGGCCTCTTTCTGTTTCAGGGCCGTCCTGGCCGCCAGGTCTCTCTCAGATACTTCATGCATCTCTATGCGGGCCGTTCGCAGATCTTCATAGGCCCGCTTAATCTGATCTTCCCGGGAATCCATATCTCTCAGACCCCCAGCAGGTCGCTTAGCTCGCGGATGCGCGGGCCATAGTAATCAGTATCGTCCAGTTCGTGCTCGGTCATCCAGAGTAGGTTAGCCTCCAGTGCAGAGCGCGGAGTGGCTGGCAAGCTTCTTTCGATCCTCCGCAGATCGCTTTCCATTAGGGCATCATATGGCCCCGGTGGTATATAGTCTATTCTCATCTTCTGGATCCTCCCACCTTGGGAACTTTCTCGATCATCACGCGGAGAATGTCGCCTTTCTCGACCCCCAGCTTGTCGCGCGTCGCGGCTGGGATCGAGATCGCGAAATTCGCGTTCACAATTGCATCGAACTCTGACTTTTCTGCCATGATACTCAATTACGTCGCGTAAGTATATATAGCTTACGCTGCCCGCAGTAGACGATATTAGAAAAGATAGATTACGTATCGTAAGCTATATATACTCGCGATGCGTATTAGGTATTGGAGATGAAATGTGATGATAAGAATCGAAGCTGAAAATGCGCTGAAAATGACTGAGCAAGAGATGCTAGATGTCGTATTTGAGGCATCTGAGAATAGCGTGATAGAGTTGAATGTCGTCGATCCAGATTCGCAAGCAGGAGACAACGATGGGGTCTATCTGGAGGTCGTCAAGCTAGATGACTATGAGAGCGTAGTCAGGGACAGATGGCCGAACCAAGATGGAAATAGGCACATCGTCAGCACGAGCGACATATACGCGATCTATCGCGCCCTAGTAGATCAGGTCGAGGAGGTGGCGTAGATGCGATTCACAGAAATGCCCGGATGGACCAGGCAATTGATGCCTGAAAGGGCATTCAGGAAGGCCGTTATCAGAGCGGCCAAAATGGAAACAATGGAGATAGCCACGAGATGGGATCGCGGCAACGGTTGGAATATCTGGAACAGAGGCCCCAGCAAGTCCTGGCGGCATTCAACGAATGGAATGCACTCACAGGCATTAGTGCCGGTGACCGTATCTGGGCGAACCCTGGTCCACGCGCCCCGACCAAACGAGTGGTATGATACCAAATTCAGAAAAGAGGTATCATACATCTCATTCTGGAATTGGGACGATGATCATCAGGAAGATGATTATTGCCCTTCCCTGAAGGGCGGGAAGCGATGCCGCAAAATGGGAGGAACCAAGTGCCCATACAGGCCCGCAGCTGGCTGGAATTATAGTTTCGTGGATTGTGATGCCAACGAAGCTGTCGAGGAGGTGGCCTGAGATGGCCCGCGCTCCTTATCCAGGTGAGCTGGAAAGCAGCCCCTGGGGGATAATTGCCAAACCGGGCAGGGAATATATAATCGCGCCCGCCTGCTGCGGGCAGTGTTCAGATACCCAGAGAGGCCAGGAGGGGCATTTCGCTTGCTCCTTCCAGGCTGATGACCTGGTGAAAGAGGGTTGGCAGGAGGAAGACCGCCAGCTCACGGAGGGCGGTTGGGAGGCCGTTCTCAGCAGGGAGGTCGCCCCCTGATGCCTCCCCAAAAATCCCTCATCCCGAAGCCTCGCGGCCCAATATTTATGGTTAGATACTGGTTCGGCCCAGGTGACACAATATACGTAGAAACAATTGATAGCGACGGTAAAAGTTACGGATTTGAAGAGAAAAAGGGCTAGGTGTAATCTAAGCCTCCACGAGGCTAGATCCTTCCTTCATATCGCTCTTTTTCCCCGCCCATGTGCACCCCCTCGCAACGATGGTACTCTGCACCGGGTTGGGGTCCGTGGTGCAATAGCATCCTCCCGGCGCGACTATCTGGCAGTTTTTGGCTTCTGCATACGATTTGCCGACCGCATGAATCCCGAAGTATCCCTCCACCCGGCAGGCTTCCAGCAGTACGCGCGCCTGCTCATAGAAGTATGTGGCCCCCCCGAAGGACGATGCCTTTCCCGGATCGCTCTTCAGGATTGAGTTCTTTATCGTGCCGTTCCCGTCTCTGACCACGAAGCCATATGAGGAAGCGGCCTTGGAGCAGTCCATTTCGATCTGGCTCAGGGCGAAGTCGTTGACCTGCCAGCAAGTGATCTGGCTGTCAGTCTTGATCCGCGTTGCCGTGACATTGTCACTGCCCCGGTCCTTCCAGTCATCATTCCCATTCAGGAACAGCCCGACCCGGCAGCCGTAAGCCTGACAATCTATCACCTGGCTGTTCTTGTTGGTATCGAGCATGATCCCTTCGGCAGCGCAATTGCGGGCCGTCACGTTGCGGACGGTCTCGTTCACTCCTGGCCCGCTTCCATTGTTCCCCAGGTACATCCCGGCACCATGAGAATTCCGGAACTCCAGGTTTTCGAATCTCCCATTCGACCGCTTTGATCCCACCAAGACCAGTGCCTCCCCGTCCTTGGGCTTTTCGGAAAGGCGCTGATACCGGCTGTTTCCATCGATCGTAAGGCCCTCGATGGAGAAGTCCGAGTATCCGGGGTTCATTGGCCCGGTTCCCCGGATCAGGATCATCGCTACCGGCCTCGATGGGTCGCGTTGCCAGGGCATCAGCCTGAGCGTTACCTTGTCCTCCCCGGCCCCTAGGACATGGAACTTCTTGCGGTCGAGAATCTGGATGCTTGAATAGAAGATATTGCTGCCATTGGGATCTAAGCCGAATGTGTAGGGTGCGGACATATCATAGATGCCCTCCCCGATCCACAGGGTGCCTCCCTCGGGCACATTGTCCACAGCGGTCTTGAAGAGGGCTGCAGCGTCCGCTCGGGTGGGGATAGATGCCAGTTGCTTAGTTCCGGCCCTGGCAATGATGTTCTTTTCATTTTGCGTGACTTCGACATCATATTTGGTCGCTGGCGTGGGCTCAGGTTCTGGCTCGGGCTCAGGAACAGGCTCGGGGTCTGGGACTGGAACCGGGCAGGGCGTAGGTTCGGGCACAGGCACCGGTTCTGGGGTGGGCGACGGCACGGGAGCAAGTCCCCCAAACTCGCGGATGAGCTGGTTGAGGGCGTCGTCCCTGTTCCTGATCTTGTTTCTGACCTGATAGGCCTGCCAGATTACGACGGCCTCGTCGCTCAAAGTTACCAATAGTCTTTTCACGGAAATCAGCTCCAATAGTACTAGCCGTCAGTAGTTTCTGGCTTGGGTGGATCCGTTTCCAGCTATTATGCTGACCGGCAGCACGGCAGATGGTGCATAAATCGTGTTATCTTCGATGGTGTTGTTTTGTGCTACGCCCGTACCGCTGTCCACTTCTTTTATGCCCCATAGGAGATAATGCCGGAGGTCCACGATGACATTGTTTTGCACGATGTTATTTTCGGCATCTCCCTCATCAGAGCCTTGCAGCTTGATCGCCGCGTGGTGGTCGCCTCCTCGGGCGCAGTCGTATAGCTCGTTCTCTTCCACCGTGAAACCAGAGCACGCGTCTAGTGTGATGCCCTCGCTATAGCTGTAGTACCCCACATTCCGGGCAATGCTGCCATTTGTGGCCGCGCAGATATAGACACAATAGCCATAATCGGCCCTAGTACTGTATGCAGTATTATCCTCGATCTTCAGAGTACCGTTCATGTTTTGGAGATTGAGCCATTCCGCCCTGGTGTTCCTGATGGTGTTATGGTGGATATTGATGCCGGTTGGGGTATCACCATACCCAAACCCGGAGAGTCCGAAGTTGGCGAACACCCCATCTATTTCGCAGTAAGATATCTCCCCCCCGTCGCAGTCACAGAACTGGATACCATGCAGCCCGGAACGCTTCACGGAGCAATAGGTCACGTAGTTTCCGGTATAGCTCGATCCGAGCCCACCATAGCCCCAGAAAAGGATGCCTACCCCAACTTTCTGGACAGGATCGGTGGCAGATGAATACATGTCCTCGACATCAACCCATTGGACATAACAGTTCTTGGGAGCAAGGAACACAATCCCGCTATGCAGGTTTTCTGATAACTTCAGCCGCGACGTGTTGCTAATGCCTTTCACGACGTTTCCAGTACCGCTCATCAGGATCAGCGACTCCTCAGAAGTATCAACATCCCGATCTCCCTGGATAGTGCCCGATCCGGTGATGGTCGCCCCACCGCTTGGAGCGTAGACCATCGCGGTTTTCAGATATTTGCCTCGTGACAGGGTGGCGTTCACGGTGAGAGTGCTGCCGTTATCGATCACATATTGAGCATTTGTGGTTGTGTTTGTCGATATTGTGGTATCTCCGGGGGTGTAAGTCACTACGATATAACATTGCGTGACCCGGACGGACGTATTGTAAATGCCTATGCCAAACTCCATTGCAGCGATCTTATCCCAAGTCCACGCCGGGTTTCCAGCCTCGGGAGATGTGTTGTATGAGGTAGTGTAGTTCGTATAGCTGCTGGCAACAGTCTGCTCGCTTCCATAGTAAGCCGTTCCGCCGATCTTCACAACTGTCCTGGCTTTAGAGCTGATAGTCTGATAGCGAGCGCGCCAGTATATCGTGACATTTGAGATGGTTGTGCCCATGCCCCTTTTCCGGATCGGGAAGAGATTGTACTTGTATTTAGACGATCCGCTCCCGGCAAGATAAGTGGTGTCGTCGTCGGGCGTACCTGCTGGATCGTCCACCGCCGCCCATGCGGTACCGGTGTTGGGCGAATTTTCTGCCAGCGATCCGTTCTCAACTGGATAGATTGTCAATGTTGCCATTTCAGATCCTCCGGCGATAGTCGACAGCAACAACAGAACGAAAAAATGATATTAGTCTCATCAGCTCCTCACATAAAGATCATGATACCTGCCAGCCATA